CATTGACTGGGTTACGGTCGATAGTCAAGTTGACGCAAAACGAGTTCGAATGCGGGCTTTGTATCCTTGGATCGCGGAAGGCCGACTAAAGTTTCTCAACGCCTGCATGTCCCCCAAAGAGAGGGACCTGGAAGTTCTCTACAAGGAAATGGGTAGTTGCCTAGTTAATCATCACCACGACGACATTGCAGATGTTCTTTCGCAACAACCCCGCTACGCCCCCCGAGCCACCCAAGCCATAGTAGAGAACAACGTAAGCATGTTCTCAAACATAGACCAGCAAGGCTGGAACCAACTATTCAACGAGGACCAGATTCCGCGCAACGCTTGGTACTACGATGACAACGGGAACCTGGTCCCGGCAGAACCCGAAGCACCCTCTCTATTCGAAATGTTCAAACCAGAACCAGAAGTATCCAGCGCAACTCCACACGGTATGCCGAACGTGCTGGGTGCGGGAGTATGGGGATGAAAATCCGCGTAGAAATCATCGACGATAACGGCGAGATCGTAGCAGACCACGAAGCCGACGCCTGTCAACCGAGTATGTGGCGTGCCCAATCCGGGCAGCGGTTTGTAGGGAAAATGCCACAAACTTCTGACCAGAAAAACACAGGGACTTACGAGTTATTCGGCATTACATTCCAGCCGCATACCAGAGTTGAAAGACCGAACGGCTGGACGACCCCAGCGCCTAGTCCGAATAATGGACAACTGAACGGCCCTCCTACTCCTCAATCTTCTGGCTTCCAACCAGCACAAAAATCGTATCCGTGGGGTCCGTCTTCCCCGACGAAAGCAACTGCACCACCATCACCGGGCTTTGCGCCCACACGAGGTTTATAAATGAAAAGCGATCTTATCTCTTTGGGCGGAAACCTGGAACAGCCCCGTATGTCCAAGCCTTCGGACTATCCAGCAGTCGGGCCAAGCGGCGCGGAAGGCATGTCTTCGGGTGCGGGCCAACTCGTCAAGCAGACGCCGAATCAAGAAGGCCCGATGCACACCCAAGATTCAGGCGATATGACATCTTCGGTCTGGGGCAAAGACGGCGAGTTCAAGGTCGGTCAGGCTAAAGGTGAAGGCACCGCAGTCAAGTGTGATTGGAGCGTTTCGCTCGAAACAGGAATGGTCAGCCCCGACCCAGCAATGAAATATTAGTCCATTATCTGGACGGAGTCCGATGAAGAAGCTGCTTCTATTGCTGCTATTGCCTGCGCTTGTCTTACTCTCGCCATCAAAGGCGGGAGCGCAAGCCGCTACGTCGGGATTTCACCGCACAAATCAAGTGATTGCAAAAGCCTATGGAAACGTTACGGCCCAAGTGGTTCCCTATGCAAAGGTAAGCGTAACGAACACAGGCGTGGGCACGCTTGCTCTGATCTACTCGGACCCGTTGTTGACCCAACAGATCAAGTCCGGAACAGTAACGGCAGACGGCAGCGGAAACTACAACTACTACTTCGCTCTCAACCAGTGCGTGACCGAAAGCATATCTTCTCCTGGCCAAGGCAACATAACTATCCCCAACGTCTGCTCCAACGGCGGAGGGGCCGGTTGCAACAACGCCGGGTACGGTGGGGGCGGATACGGCGGTTGCGGATACACGGCCCAAGTCAATAACGTAGATGTTTCCGACCCGCAATTTGTAAACTTCATTAACTCCCCGAGCGTGACGTGGAGTAACATGGGCGGCAGTTCGGTCATGGCTACCGTGATCGGGGGCGGCAGTGCTGTCCAAGTTAACGGAACCCTTGTTCCAAGTCCTGTAAATCTCGTCAATTCTCCGTCTATTACGGTTACCAACCCCAGTGCAGGGCAAGTTCAGTTTACGGTAGTAAATCCTGGTTGCGTCACGGGCGGATCGGCTGGACAGTTCTATGTGTCAAACGGAGCCAGTGGCTGCCAATCTGCCCCTGCTGATTACGGGTTAACAACTTCCAGCTCATTTACCTTTACTCCAGTCACGCAATTCAATGTCACCGCTGGGTCGAGCATTGATCTGGCTTCGACAACCACTTTTACGGAAACAAGCACTACCTCCACGTCGCTTACGGCCACAACGACTCTTGGGTTAACCAGCACGGGGGCAATGTCGTTGACTAGCGGTGCGGGGTTGACTCTGCAAGACACGAGTACGGGCGGAATCCTGCTTCACGAAACTAGCACGGGTCCGATAGCGTTGACGGCGAACGCAATCAACCTCACCGCTCTGTCTGACACGGCGGTAAAAATTAACTCAGAGACGGTCTGCACGGCGTCAAACGGGCAGTGCGCTGGTTCTGCCTTTCAGGTCAACGGAACCCCGCTCACCTCGTCGGGAACTATCAACTTCGAAGCTGGCACAAACATCACTCTGACCAACCCTAGTGCTGGAAATATTCTAGTCACTGCGTCCGCTACGGCGGCTACCTCTTTCTCGGCTTTAACCAGCGCGACAAACACGGCGGCGGCGATGTTGGTAGGATCGGGAGCGAGTTTAGCCGCATCTGGTAGTGGGACAATCACTGCCACAGCGATGCCTGCTTCCGGGCTAACAGGAACAGCGCTTCCTTCTGCAATTGTTACATCCAGCCTGACTACTTTGGCAGGAGGGACGGTCGGAACGGCGGCTTATGCGACTCTCGGAAATACGGGCAGCGATGTTCCCCAACTGACCAGCGGTTTACTGAGCAATACGGTAATCAACTGGGCCGCTCCGTCCGCTATCGGCACGGGAACCCCAGCCGCAGGAACGTTCTCTGCTTTGACTCTTTCCTCAATCACAGGTTCCGCACAATGCCTGCACGTCAACTCGTCTGGTCTGGTTTCGGGCACGGGTTCTGATTGTGGTTCTGGCGGAAGTGGGTCACCGGGCGGGTCCCCGAATCAGATTCAATGGAACAGCGCAGGAGTCTTCGCCGGATTTACTATGAGCGGAGACGCTACATTGGTGCCTAGCACGGGCGTAATCACCGTGGCCAAGAGCGGCGGCGTAGCCTTCGGTTCGGCGGCGTTCCAACCTTCGTCCGCGTTTCAAGCCGCTTTGGGGTACACCCCCGCGCACTCTGGGGCCAACACGGATATTACTTCTCTCGGAGGGTTAACCACAGCGTTGAGTGTTCCTCAAGGCGGTTCGGGAGCAATAACCCTCAGCGGGTATTTGTTCGGTAACGGAACAAGCGCTTTTACGGCGTCAGCCACAATTCCAGGTTCTGCGATACTCGGAAATATTCCCGGCAACGCAGCCAACCTTACAGCAGCGGTCTTGCTTCCGGCAGGAACCACAGTAGCCACGCCTTCGGCGAACGATAACTCAGCGAAGATCGCAAACACGGCGTATGTGAACTCCCCCGGAAACATAAGCCCAACAGGGATCACATTGTCCGGGGCAGGACCTTCAACTCTCGGCCTGCCTCCGACTACTTATTCCGCCCTCACCACTGCCTACCCTTGTGCAAGCAACCAAGGAAGAATCGCCACCGTGTCGGACTCCACCACGCAAACTTGGGGCGCTGCTTATACGGGCAGCGGGGCGTTGTTTGCTGTTGTAGTTTGCGACGGCTCCGCCTACACGATTATGGGGAAGTAACTTGAAAAAACTAACCTTATTTTTGCTTTCCCTCGCCTTGTCCGCAGCGGCGTATGGACAGAACATCAATGCAGCCAGTTGCAGCCTGTCTGATCTGAACACGGCGATCAATTCAATCACGCAAGCGACAGCGGTCATTACGGTTGCCGGATCGCAAACTTGTCATTGGTCTACAGCGCAGACTTCGACCATCCCTTCGGTGAATACTAACCTGACTATCCAAATGGGAACGACGGTCAACTGCACGGGCACTCCCGCCACTTCAGGCTACGCCTGCACCCCGTCAGACTCGACAGTCATCGTGGACGATTACGCCTCGGCTTACCCTTCTCCGTGGGTAATCAATATGTCTGCGAATTCCATTTGTCCCCTCTCCTGCTTCTTCCGCATGACAGGATTTACGGTGCAGATTGGAACTGGAGTCGCCTTAGATAACGGAATCTTTACCTTCAACGGTCCGAATGACAATTTCCGACTCGATCACTATCACTTCGACGGCGGAAACAACGTCATCATGGGCCGTTTGTTCGGTGGATTCCGAGGAGTCATGGATCACTTCCTCTGCGCGAACGGCGGACAGTGCATCATCTTCTCGAACAACAATAACGACTCGATTGGTTACGGCGACGGGTCGTGGACCGCAGCAACCGGATTCGGCACTTCAGACTTCATGTTCATGGAGGATTTCGTTTCGACAGGTGGCGGTCTTTTGCAGGACTGCGACACGGGCGGCAAGTTTGTGGTCCGTTACGGAAATGTGCTAAACACTTCAACGGGTTCAGCTATTCTCCACACGCACGGCACCAAAAGTCCGGCGGGTAGAGGCAGAGGTTGCCGAGCTTATGAAGCGTATCATCTCTACGTCCAAGGGCCGAGTTCACCCGCCGATGCCTTTATGAGTTCCGCTGGTGGTCCGTCTTTGGTGCATGATGTGACTATTGCGGGTGGGTTCAACAACATGGCTGGAGTTCAAGCACCTAGAAATGATAAGGAAGAGTGCGAGACGGCCAACCCAAACGGCTGGGGATTCTGCGGAAACAACATCCCATCGGGTTGCCCGACTCCTGCGAATTCAAATTGGGATGGAAATACAAATTCAACTGGATACCCGTGCCTTGATGGTGTAGGGCGCGGACAAGGAACACAATCTCTGAACGGTCAGAACTTCCCCAACGCACTCAACTCGACTACGGGAACAATCGCTTGGCCGCACGAAATGTTGGAGCCGATCTACTACTTCAACAACAATCGTGGGTCCTCTAACGAAATGCTGACCCTTGACCTTTCGACGCAGAATAATCGAGATGTTTTTTACGATTGCTCCGCGCAGAATGGGACCAACGGTAGTCAGGTTTTACCCGTAGGGGGAACGACCTGCAATGGAACTTTCACCGGAGCATACGGAACGGGAAGCGGACTTGCGGCAAATCGTCCATCCACTTGCACCCCAGGACCTGGAGGAACCTACGGCACATCCCCAACAGGGTCCTACGGTGTAGCCTACTTTGCCACAGACACGAACATTTTGTCAATCTGCACCGCGACGAATACCTGGGGAACTACTCTCAATCCAGACTACACTTATCCCCATCCTCTCGACGGCGGAGTAACAACGTATTCCCTGACCGCAAGTACGGTTGGACCCGGAACACTTAGCGGAACGAATTGCAGCAACGGAACCTACCCGGCTGCTACTACGATTACCTGCAACGAGACTCCCAATGCCGGTGATTATTTTACAGGATGGAGCGGAGGGACTTGCTCGGGAACAGCAACCTCTTGTGTCTTTAACTTGAATTTCAACGCAACGGTAACGGCGAACTTCTCTAGCACACTCCCGCCGCAAATTTCGTTGGACAATCATTGCACCCAAGACAACGGCGCTTCTTTCTCGAACGTCGTATCTTGTGCGATGACTGTCACAGCAGGAGACGGGATCACTTGTGAATTAACCTACTCCGATCCCTACACTTTCTCCTCGCTGGTTGATAACTTAAATTCCGGTGGATACTTGGCTGGAATTGCCGTTCATCACAATACGACTCAAGGCCAGTGGTATGGGATTTACTACAAGCCGAATGCGCAAGGTGGTTCGACAACCATCACTCTAACCCTTTCGACAGGGTCGAGTTATTCCTATTCCGGCATGTCGTGTCAAGCGTGGAAAACTTCGGCGAGCGGGTCGTTTACTATCGATTCGCCTTTCAGCCAGTTACAGGACGCCACGGCGACAGCGAACCCGACGACTGGTTCCAATAAGACTCCAGCGGCTGGAAATGAGGTCGTGGTATCCGCAGTCGGCATGAGCACGAAGACACCCACAGCGGGGTCCAACTACATTATCATTGACCCACTCCCGAGCGAGTTGGTTTTCCCGCAATACTGGACACAGACAACGGCCACATCAACTAACGCCCCTTACACAGCAGCAAGTGACAACTGGTCTGATCTGATGTCCGCGTTTAGTTTCACCAACGTCGTTGCTGCACCAACGGGTACGGGGCAGATAACCTTCACTGGACAAGCCTCGGCTAACTAGGAGACTATGAAAAGATTTATTTTTGCAACCTTATTTCTACTCGCTATGCTAGGCACCGCAAACGCTCAAGCAGCGACAGGAACCGCGACCAAGGTAACCTTCCCTTGGGTGGACGCCGTCTATCCAGCAGGAACTCCGAATTGTAGCGCCACAATAACAACCAATTGCGCCTTGGGGTACACCGAGACCATTACTGGCCCATCGGGCGTGCTGGCTACGATTCCTGCTTGTACGGCTACGGTGACGACGGGATGCATCGGTCCAACGGCCACGACTTACACATGGACCTCCCCAACAGCGTTAGCCTACGGGTCTTATTCGGTGAGCCTGGTTACGAACGCGATTGGCGCAACAGCGACCCCTGTGTTGTCCTCTGTTCCCTTGACAGCGTCGGCGGTGTATTCTCCGAGCATCACGGTTGCCCCGGCACCTGGCGGAGTTGTGGGTAGTGGGATTACGCTCAATTAGTCCATTAATCTGGACAAAGCCTGTGTTGGTTGCGGCCTCCGATACAGGCTTACGGAGCGCCGTCAATCTGGAGCTTTGTTTGAGTGGCATTTTCCGTCGCTGACGACGTAAGTGTATCCTGCGTGGCAAGTGATGGTATCAACCCCTTGGCTGTTAATCCACACGCCAGTGCAATTGCCGTTAATACAAGGCTCCTCGATTTGTTTGTCAATGGCTTCACCTTCTTCCCTGCTTAGATAAGCGATTCAGTTCATTGTACCACAACCCAGAAAGATTTGTCCACGAAGGCGTAAATGGCTATATTGAGTGAACCAGTTCGTGACCCTCACGCAGACATTACGCCTGTAGAAGCACGAGAATTCCTGAATACAGGGACTTGGGGAGACCCATCAGCTCTGGCGCTCGCGGTACAAGATGCCGAACGTGCTGAAAATGAGGAGAACCGTAGAAGCTGGATTCTCGGTTGGAGTCAAGCTCGCGACTTATATTCCAGCATCTATACCCCGAATTTCTGGCCCGGAACTCAGATCGAGGCTTCGTCCGTAAACTTCTTTACGGTTGCTACCGCCGTAAACGGCATCAACCCTCAGATTCTCGCTGGATTGTTTTATGAAAATCCTCCCTTTATCGCGCAAGAACGAAGCGGAACCTCGGCTCAACTTGCCCGAGCAACCTCCGCACTTCTCGGCTATCAGCTAGAGGATATCAACTTCCGCGAAGAACTCCGCTTAGGCGGAATGAACTTCCTGCTTTTTGGGACCGCCATTTTTCAGGAGGGCTGGGAGAAATTCACCAAAGAGCGGAAGATCGTCAAGCGGAAAGCACCACCCATAAATCTTCCTGCTCCAATCCCCGGCGCAGAGCCGATCAGCATTACCGACGATGAACTCGAAGTAGAGATCATCGAAGAGGTAGTGGACAGACCGACGTTCGAGCATATTGTCAACCTGCGCGAAATTCTCGTTGATCCGGGACTTGAAGTTCCAGACATCCGCAAAGCTAAGTACGTTGTCCGCCGCCGCTATATGACGTGGGACGACATCGACAAACTCCGCGACCGCGAAGGATACGACATTCCTTCCCGCGAGAAGATGCTCGAACTGTTCCTGCCTCCGAAAGAACCTGTGGAATCGAATCCACAGCAGGAAGGCAATAAGAGCCCGCTGTACGACGCGAGAGCAGAATCCCCGTGGGAAGCCACGACCGTCGATCCTTTCCAGCAACCACTGGAAGTATTAGAGCGGTGGGATAACAAAACCTACATCGTAGTTATCCAGAAGAAACTGGTCATTTACAACGACCGGAATATCTATGGCCGGATTCCGTTTCTTTCAATCGGTTGGTGGGACAACCCAGGTTCTTTCTGGTCGCTCGGACTAGGCCGCACAATCGGAACAGAGCAGCGTGTTCAGACAGGTATTACCAACCTGATGATGAACATCGCTAACCTGAAGTTAAATGCCCCACTAGTGCGTGTCCGTGGAAAATCTGTACCGACCCAAAGCATCCGCATCGGTCCTAATAAGATGATCGAGGTAGACGCGAAGGGCGACCTAGAGCCGCTGAAATTTGGCGACCCTGTTGTAGAAGCCAACGAACTCTTCTCGATGTCGCAGGCAAGAGTCGCCGAGGTGTCTGGTAACAATCCGATAACTTCGCAGGGCAACGCGGGGTCGGCTGGGCACTCTAACTTGGCCCGTAGTTCGGCGGGGGCTTCGCTGCTCGGGCAGGGCGCGTCAAACGTTATCTCGGACTGCATTGACAAGCTGGCTAATCAGGTTATTGTTCCGTTTCTCTACGACGTTCAGGAGATGAATAAGATGTTCCTCCCGCCGTCGCAGTTAAAGTTTATCATGTCTGACGAACTGCAACATGACTACATGACGCAGGGCGGGGACTTGATCGATATCTTGAACGCTCGCATAAAATTTACCATCTTGGCCGGAAGCAAAATGCAGGCCCGTAGAACAATGTCCCAAGGACTTCCGCTTTTGAGCCAATTTCTTTCTAACCCTGCGGTCATGCAGCAGTTGGCTATCGAAGGCAAGAAGGTAGACATAAATGAGTTATGTAGGATGTATTTTGAAGCCAGCGACTGGAAGAACCTTAACGATGTAATTGTCCCGATGACGCCGCAAGATTTGCAGAGACAGCAAGAACAATCACAAGCGGCGCTACAACAGAGCAAGGGCGCGGTGCAGAGTCAATTGGCGCAACAAAAATTTAATCAGCAACAAGCCTTGGCCGATCAGGAAAATGTCGCGAGGGCCGCCCGGGATAGCCTCAGGATTGCCTGGAAAGCTGCTGTTGATCCTCAAATTCTTACGGGTGAGCCAAACACGGGTCCTGTCGGCTTTGGGGGAAATGTTAGCTAAATAGTTTGACAATTTCCGAAATCCGTAGTACAATGAAGTTTGAATTGCAATTCAACCAAGGAGAAAGGGACGGCGCTGGTCCGCTGTCCCCGACTCCCTCATGACCAGATGAGGCAAAATGGAACAGACGAAACGCTGCACAAAATGCGGCCTAGTAAAACCCCTAAACGAATTTCATAATTGCAAATCCTTCAAGGACGGCAAGACCTACGTTTGCAAATCCTGCGCTAAAGAACGCAAACGCAACAGATACTTAGAGACCCGAGAAACGACCCTCGCAAAATGCCGCGAGTACGCCATCGAACACGCAGTTGAAATCTCTGAATATCACAAGACGTACAGGGAAGAGAACCACGAGAAGATAATTTCTCACGGTTACGAATACAGAGAAGCAAACCGAGAGTCAACCTCAGCAAAGTCCAAGGAAGAACGCAGAACGAAACCTGAAATTCACATATTTCGGGGTGCTAAGAAGCGAGCAAAAGAGAAAGGGCTTCCTTTCTTAATAGAGCAATCCGACATCCTCGTCCCCGATTTCTGCCCGATTTTAGGAATACCGCTGGCGGTCGCGGACGGCAAGTTCAATGACAACTCCCCGACTCTAGATCGGTTGATCCCCGAACTAGGATATGTTCCTGGAAACATAGCGGTCATCAGTAATCGTGCGAATCGGATGAAGGATAACGCTACGTCCGAGGAACATCGTTTGCTGGCTGACTGGATTGAGGGGAAATCAAAGATACAACCCACCCTCACCCTCGCTGACCAAAAGCACGCAGGAACCCTGATAACCTGTGCGAAAAGCAGAGCGAAGAAGTCTAACGTTCCGATAAACCTGCAAAAGAAGGACATCTTCATACCCGACGTTTGCCCCGCACTAGGAATCCCTATTGTTCGTAACAAGGGACACATGCAGAGCAATTCTCCAACGCTAGACAAGATAATTCCCGAACTTGGCTATGTCTTAGGTAATGTGGCGATTATATCCCTGAAAGCCAACCGTATGAAGAGTAATGGCACCTCCTCTGAGCACAGGCTTATCGCCGACTGGATGGACGCCCAGACCGCCAACCTAGAACTCATAGCAGCATAAACCGTCCAGGAAACTTATGACTACAATCACAATCAAGGACGCTGCGATCCTGTCGCACTTGTCCAAACAGCCCAAAGAGTCGGATCGTAGAAAACTGACAGCGCGTCTATCTCCATCTGCAAAGCCTTTGGCCGCTCAGTTTATTAAACCGTCCAGATAATGGACACTTCCGTCGCCGAGGATTTCGGCAGGAGACACGCATGAGAAAATACTGGATTCTGTTCTTAGGCCGCGTCAAAGCGTGGCTGGAGAATAAACTTCAAAGTGAGAATGATCGGCAGTTCCGAGCCATCTCAAAACTGGTTTCGGCTAATAGGCTCCGCAGTCTACAACTTCAGCAGAAACAGTGCGTACACATCGCAGGGTGCAGTCCGCTTTCCGAAGGAATGGATGTCCTTGGGCGTACAGCCATCGTTTGGCATGGTCTCAACTCGGGCGAAGTGATAGGAATTTGCACCGTCTGTCAGCGAGAATTCTTCCCGTCGGACCCTGACTACGCTATATGGAAGAAGAGAGCCTCTTTTAACAAGTTCTCTGCGGCAGGACGGTGGACGAAGAACCTCCAAGCGGAACCGCATTTGATGCGCTTAGTTGACTTGCCTACTCAAATAGATATGCCGCGCCTTTCGTACAAGTCTGTGTCGGATGAGGTGGACCCTTGGCTTCTCAATCCAGACGGAAGCCTTGATCCTTTCGCGGCAGAAAACGTGAGTTTCAATATCTACCGAGACGAAGAATCGGAGGCCACCAATGCCCCAACAGCCTAACTTCACCGTTAAATCAAACGCGATTCAAGCCTCGGAGTACGACAACCTGTCGAATGAAGACCTCCAGAAGCTAATCAACGCGGCCCACAAAGCCAAGACTGGCAGAGAAGGCCACGTTCGCCCCGTAGTCGCCCCGCCGCAGAAGCAGCATGTAGACATAGACCGTCTGATCGAACTCTCCAAGGCAGGTAAGTTGTGACCGACCCTGTCTACCAAGACGAGATGGAACAGAACATGGACGTGTTCGAGCGGGGCCGAATCCTAAAGACCGTTCCGCACGATGCCTGGGAAATCATCAAAGACACGATCCACGCCTATGTTGAGGATTTGGACCGACAAGTCAGAGAACTGAAGCCGGGAGACCAATCCGTAATGGCGTCTCAGGCCGCGCTCTACGCCTTGCACACATTTGAAACTTTCTTCCTCCACGACACAGAGGCAGCGATAGAATTTTCTACTCATCCTAGCCAAGAGTTCAAGGATTACCTGTACGGCGTCCGAGAATCAATGGACGTATTGAAGCAGATGGAAAAGACCAACACACCCTACGTTTAGTCCGAATAATGGACGAATGTGCTATTAATAGAGCGTAAAGCCAGTTAATGTGCTATTGATGAACCACAGTCAAGAAGACTCGGGGTTTTGATCTTCGGCAGCAAAATTCTATACTTGTGCTTGGGAAACGACCCGACCATTGTACAGCCGAGTTCAATCATCTGTTTGTTGCTTCGGGTTTTTGGACCCGCTTTCCTAGATACCATCCGACCTGTAGAATCTACCCACACATCCGTCGGCTCGGTCTCTTCCAAGTATTCCCAATTGGTTGCTTTGTAAATCGCTCCGCCGTGCCCGCGCCAAGTATCGGCAAAAGTGACCAAGCACTCCCACTTCCCGTCTTGACGTATCTTCTTGATGCTTTTCCCCATCAGAAAACTAGCACCATTCTGCGGGACTTCGGGAAGAACCACCAATCGAGTAAGGGAAACAACCTTTGTCCAGTCACCTTCGGGATAGGTTTTAATCGCACAAACCTTAGTCGGTGGTAACCACCACGCTACCCCGAGGCAATCAAACGTTCCTCTGCGGTAGAGGCCGTGGACGTAGACAGCGGTGTTCGACCCTCCTCTTGAGTAGTGATACTTCTCGACGTACTCCTGTGCTAACCACAAAGGCGCGGTTCGGACTTCGTAGTCATTCTTTGACAGCACAGGAACATCAGGTTTCACCAAACTCTCCCCGAAACTTTGTTTACCGCAGAGTGTAGTGCGTCTACGACAACAACTCCCACGCCCCAGATTGTCGAGACCAACAGTGTTCCCAGTATCACCCCGACAAAAGTCCACTCCAGATAATGGACTAAACTTTTAACCCAACCCGCTCTGGAGGATTTCCAGAAGGAGAATGTAAATGCCCAATATCGTCCAAGACCCTTGGCTTTTAAACGCAGACGGAACCCCCGACCCCTTCGCAAACAACGTAGACTGGCACATGCCCGATCTTCCCGACCCAGACGAACCGTTGCCAGCAGGCGATCCCGTCCTAGAGCCGATTTCGGAACTAGACCCTGAGATCGTAACGACTCCTGTCGCTGAAGTTCCGCCCCCGCCTCCAGAACCCGTCGAACCCGAAGGCCCGAAAACTCTGGAACTTGAAGACGGCACCACCCTGACCCTAGACAAAGAACGCGGTCAGTGGAAAGGCGTCGTATCCTCGGTAGGTGGCGGGAACCCACAGGTCTACTGGGGCAAGAATAAGGACGAATTGATCCTGAACGTCCTGAAGGCCCAAGCTAACGCCACCAAGAAAATCAGGGAGCAGAACGCCAAACTGAAGTTTGGGTCCGTACCTGCTAAACCGCAAGTTCAGCCGCAGACACCTCAGCCTACCGTTCGAGCGCTTTCGGCGGACGAGGTGTTCGAGATCAAGACTCAGCTAGAGTCCGACCCTGCTCTCGCTCTGGACAACTTATTCCAGAAGCGAACCGGACTTACAATCGAGCAGTTAGTCGCGCTGGCCCAGCAAGGTTCGAAGAAGGCTGAGTACGCCTCGAACCAACTGAACGCCGAAGCGGTCAACAAAACATTTCTCGCGAACAACCCTGATTACTACCCTGATGCTAATTTCGAAAACTTCGGGTCGATAGTCAAGTGGATCGCAAAGTTTAAACTCGGCGAAATAGTGCGCGACGGCGAAGAAACTCAGATGTTTGAGAAGTTAGTTTCTTCCGGCGTATACACCGTCGAAAATCTTGAGGAAGCCTTCACTGACCTAAGTGACAGTGACTTGTTAATCAAGGCTCCTCGCAAAGCTCCACGACAAGTGGAACCCCCTCCGCCGGTAGCGGTTCAAACAGAACCGGCACCTGCGCCGCGCCCCGATGAACGGATTGTTCGCACGGAGACGCGCCCGAGAGCGGCACTAGGAATCCAGCGGAATGACGTAACACCCGTCAGGCCGAAGGAAACTCCGAACGCGCCCTCAGCCGAGGATTTAGAAAACCTGACTGATGCGGAAGTCGCCACATTAATGGCGGGAATTCGCAGACAGCGTGCTCTAAGTCGGCGCTCTAACTAACAAACGAAAGGCTCATAAAAATGAGCTACTCTCCTGCATCAATTGTGACTTCGGGCGCACTGCCCAACCTCGTGGCTATCCACTACGAGCGTGAAGCTGTTCCGAACTTGAAGGCACAAACTCCCTAGAGTTGGGGAGTCTAATTTCGGCCATATTGGTGGAAACCTGCTTGACATTTTCCTGCTAGGTGTGGTAGGATGAATTTAAGTCCAAACAGACAATACCAAGGAAAGACTGGGAAACCAGAATCCTTAACGACTTGACGCCGAATCGTTGAACCTAACGAATGATAAAGTCTGATCTCATGGGCGACCATGAGCTAACACATTGTTCTCTCCATGACCAAACAACGGCCTCTGCCGCTGCGTCAAGGAAATCAAATCCAATTCTACACTTACGCGCTTCTGGCTGCTAACCTGAACCAGGCCGCCGAAGGTACAGTTGGGTCGCCGATTTCCGAGTCCAGCAACAAGATCGTTGCGACCATTACGTTAAACTGGTGGTCGATAAACCCAGCTATATCGCGGGACACCTTGTCCGAATAATGGACAAGACAATCGCGAGGGAAGTCTCTTTGGAGACCCCGTAACGACTGAACGCTGGGACGTTGCCGCAGGACAACGTATGACATAGTCTGAACTGCATGGTGACTTGCAGAGCGAACTAGTGGTAACACTAGACTCCGAATAACAAACGCGGTCAGTACGCCGACTTTTAATGGAGCCGGTTTACCAAGCGGGTTAAATCGGTGGACCTCTGTTTACTTCAACAGACAATACCGAGGAAACTATAATGAGTATGAGGAAAAGAAGCTACCGCTACCTTGCGGCGGCTATTGATGGAGACGGCGGGATTTACATCTGCAAGTCAAAAGTAAACGGGTGCGACACGTATCAAGCCCAGCTTTGTGTTGCGAATTCTGACCTGAGATTGATGAAGTGGTTACAGCACCATTTTGGGGGCTGTCTACACAAGAATTCGGAGAAAGGCTCGACGCCCAACTTCGGTTCGGTCATCAAGAAAATCTACCACAATCGGGACGATAACTGGCAATGGCGTCTGACAGGTAATAAGGCTGTTGGGTATGTCCTTGACCAAATTCGACCCTATCTTCTAATCAACAGCCAAAAGTACGAGCCAGTCAAAGCCCTGACGGACCTGCACGCGAAGTATCGCGCTTCAGCCGAACGGGAAGAATGCTTCGTACGGTACTCTAACGTAACAGACGATTTTGACCTGAACACTCCTCCTACCTTCGATTACTTCGCGGGGATAATGGATATGGAAGGGTCAGTAAGCATAGTCAAAGCTGCACGACCAGAAAACTATCGAGTCCTGCTCAGAGTAGCAAATAACAACAAAGGACTGGTGGATTGGTTGGAACGGAACTTTTCGGGAACTGTATATACCGCCAAGAAACTCCAAGAAGGAGAAAAACGGTATACGTGGTACCGAAAGGAAACGGACGAAAAGCGAGTAGAGAACTTCCTATTGGCTATCCTGCCGTATCTGATTGTGAAGAGGGAAACAGCACAACTGGCCCTCAACATGATTCGGATTCCCAAAGAGCAGAGAACGCTTGAAATCGTCAATGCGATCAGAGACAGAGTTGTTGCTCTCAATTACTCATTTAGCTCCCAAGAGGCTAACACGCCCGCCTGTCCAGAAAACGGACAGAAGATAGAGTCCCAACTCATAGGTGACTATGAGAGCGCCCTGTTGGTAACAGCAGCGGCCTAAAGACAGCCAGCATCAACAGTTCTGATCTGGCCTTGGACGTTGCAATCGACGACCCCGGCCTGCTACAGAATCTGGCAAACGAACTCAACTACCGCCTAGCTCTCACCCTCAACTCCCTTGTCCAGCTTACCGCTGACTCGGCGGTTGCAGTTGACAGCCTGGTCAACATCCAGCTTGCAAACGGCTCCTACCTCACCGCGAACAACCTTCGCTCTGCGGTCCAGTCGCTGGTAAGCGTAAACGCACGGCCCCTCGTGGATAACAAATTTGGTGGAATTATTCACCCGAACGTGGTCCGCGACATTTTGAACGACACTTCCTACAATGGTCTTACCGACATTGTGAAGCGTTCGGACGAGATGAGAAACATGCTGTTTGAACTGCCGAAGAATGAGGATGTTATCTCGTTCGCTGGCGTGACGTTCAAGCAGACTTCAACGGCACCGACAGTCACGATCTCCGGAAATACTTATTACAATTCCTATATTTTCGGCGATGACGCGATCTTCTCGGTGTTCCTGGGCAAAAACCCCAACGATGGCAGCAAAAACTATTTGAATAAAGTAGCTTGAGCGAGTAATCGCTCTCGAACACGACCCAAATTCGGTGGATAACTCGAAAGAGTCAATACCGAGCCAAGCCTGAGTTACTCAGGAAGGTGTAGAGACTAGAGGGGTCGCTCCTGAAAAGGATGATGGTATAGTCCGCTCTGCATAGCGATATGTAGAACCAGACAGAAATGATCTGGTCCGTTCGAAAGAACGAGTAACACGAAGGAAGCTGTTCATACAGAGTGCTCCAGAACAGGGCAGTGTAAGTGATCCCGCACGTCAACTTTAGGCGTCGTCTAGGCGAAATCCTAGAATGAAAATTCTATCTAATTGACTTGGAAGCTGAGAAGCTAACAGGGCGGAACCCGCAAGGGACCGTGAGAGACTAAGCGATAGAACACCCTTCGGGGTGATGCGATAGTCCGGCCTCATACGAAAACGAAGTATGAGAGATACGCAGAAATGACGTATCCCGTCTATTTTAGACGAGTAACATTTCGCAAATCGGTGGGTGGGTCAGTTACAATGTGCGTTACACCAACACGCTGCGTTAACATACGGGCGCAGTATAAACCTTTTCTAATCAAGCTGAAACTCTTCGAAAGAAGACAACAGACTGCAAGCAGACTTCGGTTGGGCAGCAGTAGAGACTGAACGAAAAGGACTCGAAAGAGTATGCGACAGTCCGACCTTTGCAGCGATGCAAAGAGATATGCGGAAACGACATATCCCGTTGATTTTGAACGAGTAACAAGCGCCGGGAAGCACGATGACCTTGAGAAGGCTCCAGTCCGAGACGAGTTCATCGTAAAATAATTTGACTTTTCCACAGATTTTTTTCGTTGCACCACAACTTTTCGTGATACAATGAGTCTAATAGGTAGAGAAGTCAAATTCAACGAGAAGGGGTTGCGCTTGCCCGCAGCCCCAACTCAGACCACGGCAAGGTGGAAAATGGGTATTATTTACTGCGCACGAAATATTCTCAATAACAAGAAATATGTAGGCAAAACGATCCAAGAACTTGAGGAACGTTGGGGCGGACATGTCGCCTTCGCTTACGCAGAGCGCGGTTGGAAAATCTACTTCTGTCGGGCAATCCGAAAGTACGGACCCGAATCCTTCGAACTCTCCGTTTTGGAAACGG